TCAAAGATGCACTGGATGACCCATTTGACCAGGCACACTATAACAAGTGGTGGGGTATCGGTCATGATACCATGGACACAATGTGGCATGGTCTTGAGAATATGAGACCGACACTTGTTCAGGAAATCACATTGATCAAAGATAGTCTGTTCACCCCGTTCGGCCAGGATGTTTACAATCGTTTCTGGAGAATCGGTCATGACCTGATGGATTCACTGAAAAACGGTATGGCAGCTGTCCACATCCCGATACCTCATTATACCGTCTCAGAAATATTTGGCGGTATAGTCGGTGGTAAAAGGGTGAACGTGCCATCCATCAATGTTAACTGGTACAAGTCTGGTGGTATGGCTTACGGTCCTTCTGTAATCGGTGTTGGTGAAGCCGGTAACGAAGCTGTACTTCCCCTTGAAAATCAGGGAGTTATGGCTGAGATTGCCGGAGCAATTGTATCAGGCATGATAGATTCCGGTGCGCTTGCGAATGCCGTCACAAGAGGCATGGTGGCCGCCGGACAGAACAATGACAGACCGGTTGTCGTGAATGCTACGCTGAGAACCGAGAACGATGAGATTCTGGCGAGAGCGGTGGCAAGAGGTCAGAGACAATTGGATTATCGGATGAACCCGGTAGCACAGATATAACATGAACATGGGCGTTCCTCTTCGGGGGAACGCCTTTCTCATAGAGAGGAGATGGAGGATATGGCATTCAATCTCCGAGTGAATGGTGTAGCAATCAAGTGCCCCTCGTCTTTTTCGTATGGATTGCAGGACATCAGCTCGCCTGACGCAGGCAGAACACAAGATACCGTCATGCACAAAGAGCGTGTCGGTCAGAAGGTCAAACTGGAGCTGTCGTGGAACGGGCTGACATGGGCAGAGACATCTTCGATCATGCGGGCTTTTAATCCAGAATATATCAGCGTGACTTATCCTGACATGCTGACGGGGACTTATCAGACCAAACGATTCTATACCGGCGATAAAACAGCCCCGGTCAAGTGGTGGTTTGATACCGCCGGGAAGAAAATCATAGAAACGTTATCGTTCAATATCATTGAGGTGTAAGGAGGTGGTCATGTGATTGCGATTTCCGATGAAGCGAAGGAGCGGATCGCGGAGGGTATAGGCTACTACATCCAACAGATCACAATGACGCTTACCGACGGGACCTTGTTCTACATTCAGAACGAGGATCTTCTTGGCGATACGGGCTATGAGATTGAAGATGCTACATCCAGCTCCGGGAAATTGGATGTCGGTTCTGCCATCATAAACACATGCCGGTTCACCCTGATGAATTTCGACGATAAGTTTTCCGGACATGAATTTTACGGGGCAAAGCTTATTGTCAAGGCAGGCATTCAGCTGTCCAACACGATTGAGTATCTGGATAAGGGAAGGTTCACGGTCACGGATTCCGTACATAGCGATGGTGCCGTGAGCATTACGTCCTATGACAATATGTTTCTGTTTGACAGGCCATATGCGGAGTCAAGTCTGGTCTACCCGGCAACGCTTGCCCAGATCGTCAATGATGCGTGTACGGTTTGCGGAGTGCCTAATGCCGCGCAGGCTTTCTATAATTCCTCAATCGTTGTAGCCGAAAGGCCTGATGACAAGGCACTTACTTTCCGGGAAGTCATTTCATGGTGTGCTCAGATTGCGGGATGCTATGCAAGGATCAACCGGGCAGGATCCTTGACTTTCGGATGGTATGACATTGCCAACATCGGAAACGATTCCGGTACTTCCTACCATGATGTCACTGGCGTTGTGAGTCTGAAGGCCGGGACAGATGATACGGTCATTACTGGTGTAAGGGTATCCGTGAAGGCTGAGACCAATGAAGAAGATGATTATGTTTCCAGCTTTGGCACCAATGGCTATGTGATCGAATTTTCCGGGAACGGCTTTATCACGAAGGCAAATGCCAACACTATCATCCAAAGCGTAGGGCAAAAACTTGTCGGGATGCGTTTCCGAAAGATGGACGTTACACACCTGTCGGATCCATCCTTTGAAGCCGGAGATATTTTCCGATGCCCGACAAATAAGGGCACCGAAGAACTGCTCGTCAATGATGCCGGTCTTCTTGTCAATGATAAGCAGTTGATGGTCTCCAAAAAAGGCCTCCATTACTGGGGTATCGTTTCATACACGAAATTCACCGCCGGTGGCAACCAGGTATCCCGTGCTGATTCCGAGGATGTAGCCGTCAATTCTGCAGCGAGATATTCGGAGATTACAAAGGCTGTAGTTGAGAGCAGGAAAGAGCTGCGGCGAGAAATTGCTCAGAGAGAACTGGCGGTTCAGCAGCTTGCGGAGAGGCTTGCAAACAGTAGCGGTCTTTTCATTACTGCCGATGTTCAGCCTGACGGGTCCACAATCTACTACGCGCACAACAAGGAAACGCTGGCTGAGTCAGATATCGTTTGGAAATTCACGGCGGAAGCCTTTGCCATAAGCACGGATGGCGGTCAGACATATCCATATGGCTTGGATATTTCCGGCACGGCAATCTTGTCAAAGATCTACACGATTGGTCTGGATGCAGATTACATCACAACAGGCTCCCTGGTGGGCAGAGATGCGCAAGGGAATGTGGTCTTCTCTTTTAATGCCGCAACCGGGCAGATGTGGATGAAATCATCCCAGATTAATGTCTCCAACACACAGACACTTGATGATGCTCTTTCGGCAATCGATACGAAAGCCGGAAATGCACAGGTGGCTGCTGGAGCCGCACAAACAACAGCCGACAATGCGACAGCAGCGGCAGCAGCTGCACAGACTACAGCAAGCGGTGCAGAAAGCACAGCCAATGCGGCAAGCCAGACGGCAGATAATGCTCTTGCGGCGGCACAGGCGGCAGAGACGAATGCCAAGGCGCTTGTGGTGACACTGTCAAGGGACAGCTTTGTAATCCCGACAGACAGCGATGGCAACAATGGCGATTATACTGGGTGCCAGACCGTTGTATCTGTCCAATGGGGTGCCAATGATGTAACAGCTGATGCGGACATCACGATAGAGGATGGTTCCGGTGTGCTCCGGGTAAACGACCATCCGCTTGAAGTCAATGGCAAACTGCTCCGTATTTATGGCGGTCACATCACATCCAGATGGGATCCTGATACATACACCTATACGGTCACGGATAGCCGGGCGGACATTGCGGTTGTGACCTTTACAGTCAGCTATGGCGGCAAGACGGTCACAAAACAGCTTAATGTCATTAAGGCATTGCAAGGTCTTCAAGGCGAACAGGGTGAAGCCGGGCAGGGTGGCACCAATGGTGTATCGGTCATCTCTGTGGATGTGTACTATGCGGTGAGCACTTCCAGCACGATTGCTCCGACTACGGGATGGTCTACGGATCAACCCCAGTGGGAAGACGGAAAATACATTTGGTTTAAGACCATTACTGCATATTCGACCGGAACCACAACAGAATCTGAGCCCGCTTGCATCACTGGCTCTGCAGGATATCCCGGTGAGACCGGCGTGGGAATAGACAGCATTGAAGAAGAGTACTACCTGTCTGACAGCGATTCCGAGCAGACAGGCGGAACATGGTCAACCACAGCAACATGGGAGACCGGGAAGTACCTGTGGCAACGGCTGAAGATCACCTATGACGATGCGCAGGCAACGGTCAAGTATACCGACCCGACTCTGGCACAGGCAATCAATGACGCAAACCAGAGAGCGGAAGACGCGCAGGAAGAGGTCAGAAACCTTGATATTGGTGGTGTAAACCTGATCCGGGTTTCCAATACACTGCTTTTTGATAACTACTACTTCTGGGCGAACCTGATCGTAAACGGTACACAGCTTGCGGTCAATAGCAAGAAACTATGGACACGGACAGCTCCGTGAGAAAGGATATAAAGTTATGGCAGATACGAATATCACTATTCCTGAACTTGGGAGCCTTACTGCGGGGCAAGTCAGTGACCTTCTTCTGGTGACCAGAGGAACTACCGGATACAAGATGCTTGTTAGCGATATTGCTAAGACGATCATTGAAACCTATGCAGGCAGTTCCCTTGCGGGCAGTGCGCAGAGCGTGAAGGCGGCACTTGATTCGTTAAATAGCAGGCAATCCAATACGGTGACTCCCACAAGTGGGTGGACTGTTGGTGATGTAAACATATGTCAAAAAGTTGGCAAAGTAGTTGAAGTTGACTTTTGGGTCAGCGCATCCACCGTCACTACCAATATGTGGACAACTGTTGGGACACTTCCAACAGGGTTCTATCCATACGCTACTTTTGATTTCACTGGAGTTGACAACACTGGTAAACGAGATTCTATACAGGCAAAGATTCAGGCTAATGGGGAGATACGAGTATATATACTCAATGAACAAAGTAAAAACTTCCGTATCCATGCTGTATATTTAACTTCGTAAATAGCAGGGGGCAATGCACAAAAACGACAATAGCCACTGGAGTTGTCGCATTGGAGCGAAGCGGGATTGTACTGGTCAACTTTAATGTTACGTTTACGCCATCTAACATCGGATGGACTCAGTTTTGCAGTGGAGTGCCGAGGCCTTATGGTAACGAAGAGATACTCTTTGTTGCATGTAATACAAAAGCATATAAACAAGCTTATATTGGTAAAGTCCTTCAAGGTGCTCTATATGTCGATATCGACACAACTAACGAAGTTACTATTAGAGGAGCAGTAGCTTATCCTGTGAATTCGTAAATAGCAGGGCATTCTCTGTCACCAAAAAGGTGAGTGAAAGTTCTGGTAATTTTGCCAATGTGGTAAAAGATCCCGGAGTCTATATTTTTGTAATGTCTCATCCAGACGACGCATCCGCATATTATATTGCGTTTGTATACAAAGCGAATTCGGAAGGTCCGGTTATGCATATGATCGCAAACAACAAACTCTCAGTAGGGCCTGTTAATTCCATTGGAACGATAGTTGGGTTATATAACGGTGTTGCAACCACGAACTTAAATGGAATATCCTATAGATTACAATAATTGAATGGGAATTTAATCAACTAAGTAGGGTTGCCTTCTGGTGCTATAATGGTGCCTGGAGGTGACCTTAAATGTTGGAAAATGTTGTGTCGGAAATTATCCATCGTATGGCAAAATTGCTTCCGATGGAACAGCAGAAGGATCTGCAGACTACTTTGTATGTCGTTCTCGGGAAGTACGAAATCACGGAGAAATCGACCGACCTGAGAATCAACGATGTAACATGGGTGGATGATCTTCAGCGCTTTATCGAGCGAAAAAGGATCAGCGGAAAGTCAGAGCGGACGCTACAGCAATACCAGTACCAGCTGACCAGGATCCTGTCATACATCAACAAGCCGATAGACAAGATCACAGAAGGAGACTTGAACGAATACTTGGAAAAGTACAAACTGATCCGCAAGGTCTCCAATGTCTATCTGGACGGAATCAGACTTACAATGTCAAGCTTTTTCGGATGGCAACATCGAAAGGGTTTTATTCCGAAGAATCCCGCTGCCGGTGTGGATCCGATCAAGATTGAAAAAAAGATCAAGAAGGCTTACTCCGATGAGGAATTGGAGAAGATCCGCAGGAAGTGTGAAAACATTCGTGATCTGGCAATCGTCGAATTCCTTTATGCGACTGGTGTAAGAATCTCAGAGATGTGTGCTCTTAATCGCGAAGATGTGCATATCAACGAGCGGGAAATTATCGTTTTCGGGAAGGGTGCTAAAGAGCGAGAAGTATACCTGACTCCGATATCATGCATGTACCTAAAAGCTTATCTGAACGAGAGAACAGATAATAACGAAGCGTTGTTTGTGAGTGCCAGAGGAGATGCAAGGCGTTTGATGCCTTCTGGAGTCCAGGCGATGCTCCGAAAGATAGGAAAAGGCGTTGGTGTAGAAAAATGCCATCCGCACCGCTTCCGGCGGACACTTGCCACAAACCTACTGAGAAAAGGAATGCCATTGCAAGAGGTACAGTTAGTACTCGGTCACACCAAAGTGGAGACTACTCTGATCTACTGCGAAGTTGATAAAGACAGTGTAAAGGCCGACCATAGGCGATACATGGCGGCATGATGATGTGACTACTCATATGATCTGAAATGGCTGGTGAAAACCGGCTTTATTGTTATGCGTAAAAATGGTGGGCTGGATTGAATGAATTTTCGGGGGATGTTTAGGAAATCAAAGTTAATTAAATTCCCAAACAACAAAATCTTATGCAAGTGGCAAGAGAATGTTTATGTGAAACCACTTATTAGCCGGGATTCTCGCGGTAACAAAAGCATCATTACCATCAGTTGAAATATAAGCATATCCGGCAGAGTCTATGTTCCAATCAGTGCCGATGCCGATAATCACAGTACTGGAAGAAAGCACTTGTCCACTGGATTGGACGCTAAACAGCATTTGGTTTACTATTTCTGTGCTTGCCGAACCTTTGACGCACAAATAAAGTAACTTGCCGCCAATCTTGTAGGCTTTTGAGAAGGTGGTCGATAGCGTAATATTCTCATTCACGTTTGTTATCGTTAACTTCGTTCTGCTATTTATATCACGATGGAATAGGTACTGAAATATTGTATACACCTGCATTATTTACAGCCAGACCAAAAAATACAGTTCGTGAGATATTGTCAGCTCTCCAGATAATCATATAAGCCCATGATGTGGTAAGAGGACTTGGCAAATCCGTAACACCAGGGAGAAAAGCGAAAAGTCCCGCTTTATTCTCATTTGTCATAGATTGTTTAATTAGTGTTGGGACAGAACCAGAATTAAATACAAATACGGGCAACAATGTTCTGCTATTTTATAGCGGTCATGACGGGTTCATGTTTACATCAACATCCGTTTTCGAACAATTCGTCATAAAGATTGCCCGAACATTAATAGACCCATTCGTAACAGCAGAAGAAGATGCACCATATATATTACAATACAGTTTATTGGATGAATAGAAAACAACCGGAAGCATTTTACCGGAATCTGAAATATAGTTAATTGAATACCCGACAAAGTATTCTCCTGTTACTTCAGTAAAAGGCAACTCATATTGAGCAACACGCTCTCCTTTGGCATTGTTAGGAATATTTATTCCGTTCATCGTATAATGAATTATCTTACATCCTGCTTTACTGCTATTTACCAAAGAAAGTCTTGTTAAGCACCAGACACGATCTGATGTTTAGTAGGGCTTTTTTATTTCCCCTAAAGGAGGATGAAAATGATTTTACAGTTATACAACGGCGTTCAGTATGATGTGCACAAATCCTCGGCCCCTAACTGTTTTGTGACCGTACATGATAGCGCTCCGACAACATTCCCGATGCTCCCGGCGCTCACCGATGTAAACCTGACGGAATACAGACTGATCGGGGACGACAAGACCATTATCTGCAAGAATGGCCACCTGCTGACCACAAAAACGTACCTGCAGACGGACGGGAGATGGCGAACCGATTACTACATCAAAACCTTAGAAGATTCGACCGACTACAAGAAAATGGCAGAAGGGCTTTCCGAACGGCTGGCCGAGACGCAGGCAGAACTGACAGAGAGTAACAGGGCACTGGCGATTCTTTTCGGAGAGGAGGAGTGATCATGACTTTGATTGAGAGAGCAAGGACGTTGAGACCGGTGATAGAGGTTGCGGCACAATCACTGTCCGATGAACAGGCTGTTTATGCTCCTGAAATTTTTGAAGCGTGGAATCCGAATGGGCATACTTACACTGCCGGGTATAAAGTCAGATATGATGGGGTGCTTTACAAAGTCCTTCAGGCACACACCTCGCAGCCTGATTGGAGACCTGATGCGGCACCTTCACTATTTGCAAGAGTGCTGATTCCTGACCCGGAGCAGATCCCCGAATGGGAACAGCCTGACAGCACTAATCCATACATGAAGCATGATGTTGTGCGGCATAACGGCAAGACATGGGAATCCCAGATTGACAATAATGTCTGGGAGCCGGGAGCGGTTGGCACTGAAGCATTATGGTCTGAGATTGCACAGAATTCCGCAGAAGAGCCTGTAACGAACGGAGCGGAAGATTCTCCATCTGAACCTGAAGAACCTCAGGAAGAGCCGATTTCAGAATCTACAGAAGAACCTGCTGATCCGGTAGATGAATGGGTCCAGCCTTTCGGTGCTCATGATGCATACAACATCGGCGATATTGTCCTGTACAACGGTAGGAGATATGTCTGCACCGTCAACGCAAACGTTTATGCACCGGGCGTATACGGATGGGACGAGGCCGAGTAAGGAGGTAAGCTATGGCACTGCCTTCGATAGAACAAGTCAGCCAGACTATAAATGGCGTTACTGTGCCATGCGCGCATATCACATGCACTGAGGCGGCGAACTTCAGAATGGAGAATGTTCTGGACACCATTAACAGTGGTTCCTTCACCTTCCAAAGCGTGATGCGGTCAAACGCAAACCGAAACATCGTGATCGCCGTCGGAAATAAGGAAGCCACCTACGAACTGACTTCCGCATGGGCAAAGTTTGTGACGCTTTATGAGGATGTGGATCCACAGACCGGCGGTCGGGATATGAACATCTTTTTCCCGGCGGGCGAATACTGGCTGTACCACACCATGCTGGAACATGGGAATAAAGTTTCAGACTGGAAGGTCTCCCCGGAAGATACGGAAGAACAGATCGCCCAGGTCTATGTCGAGATCCGTGAGCAGTACACGCAGATTATGTCTGATACCGAACGGATACTTCTGGAAGCGCTCTCCAGCTACACGAAGGTCTCTGATTTCGAAACCTTTAAGACCGAGAATACAGCCGCAATCGAACTAAAGGCTGAAGAGATCACTTCCACGGTGGCGGCAACTTATCAGACCAAAGATGATGCATCTACGATGCAAACGCAGATCTCCCAAAACGCCACAGCTCTCGCCGGTAAGGTCAACGTCAATGAATACACTGCCGCACAGATTGTCCTGATGATTAACAATGCCGGAGAAGGCGAGGCTATCATAAGCGCCCCGCACATTAAGCTTGATGGCAATGTCGTTCTTAAAGGTGACCTGACGACCGCAGGAGGCGTGGCTATCAATGGCGAAAACATCACTGCCGGAACGATAGGTGCCAATCAGATCGCGGCAAACTCCATTTCGGTAGATAGACTAACGGGTACCATTCGGGATGATGCCGAGACACCATCATGGACTATTGATCTGAACAGTGGCACGATGACCATCGGTAACATCTCTGCCAACAATATCAGTGGTGGCACCATAAGCGGTGATCTGATCTCGGGCGGAACGATAAACGGCCAGAATGTAACTATCAATAACCTTAACGCCAGTAACATCACAGCCGGAACGCTGAGTGTAGACAGGATCCCCAACCTCAGCGCCGATAAAATCACAACCGGCACGATGAGCGCCGACAGGATCTCTGGTGGCAGCATTGACGCGGGTGATGTGACAATTACGAACCTGAATGCGTCAAATATTACTTCTGGGACGCTTGCCGCCGACAAAATTGCTGCTGGTACTATTAGCGCGGCAATAGAAGCTACGAACTTCACAATGAAGGGTGGAAGTATTAAGATTACCGGAACATATGGGACAAGTTATATTGACCTTATGTCATCTAATGGTTTTTCTTATTTAGAACCAGGACAAATTGGCGTATCAGATGCTGACCTAAGTGTTCGTATCGACAAGACCTCAGGTTTAGTGTTTAACCGCGGGAACATTGAAGATGTGGCGACCATAACCAGAGACGGATATGCCACATTCAAAAGAATTACTGCAACAGGCAGGGCGTACCTGCCATCTAACACTTATATAAACGGAACCGGGATTGATGACTATATAGCAGATAGAAGTGAGTCCAGTGAGATTTCTTTCTCTGGGACAAGTATTAGCAATGGTCATGCCCACTGGTTTACCACTAAAGCCGGTATTTGCATTCTGGTTTTTTATTTTCAGGCAAGTGGAGCAATCACATCCGATTCAACAATCACAATCTCCAGCCTACCAAAGAATGCATCAGCCATAGATTCCTATTCACCAATAGCGGGCTATTCAAGCACGGCAACCAACATGGTTTTTGGACGGGCGTTGCTTTCCGGCAAAAGTAATAGCATAAAGATCCGAACAATGGGGGCGGGGGCTTTTTATGGCATGATCGTTTACCCGGTATAATAACAGGAGGACTACATGATCAACACGCTAATCAACAAGTTTGAACAGGACATCATCGACACTATCAACCGGGCGAACATGCCTCCCGCATTAACGAGGTTTGTATTGCAATCTGTTATACAAAAGGTAGCACAGGCAGAGGCACAAGCCATCCAGAAGGAAGCCAGGGAAGCAGAAGCACAAGCCACCAAGAAGAAAGCCGAAGAGGAACACAAGGAGCCGGAACCTGAAAGCCCGGAGAAGGAGAGTGAGTGATGGACTACACATCTATTATTACGGCGGGACTGTCTGCATTGGTAACTCTGATTGTCTGCCTGGTCAATAATCATTTTCAGGTGAGCAAAACCACGGCGCTGATTTCTTACCGGCTTGAGGAACTTGAGAAGAAAGTTGACAAGCACAACAACCTTGTGGAGCGGACATATCGGTTGGAAGAGCAATCCGCA